TAGGTAAAACCGTTAGAGTTTGGACAGAGGGAGAATTTATCAGAATGAACCCTTTGGCTGTATTTAAACTAACTGATACCATTAACTAAAATGGCTGAAATTCTACAGGGTGGAGTTAGAGACACAATTAATACTTCTCAATTTGCTGTAACAAATCACGTCGAAGATTACGCTTTGGATTGTAACGGAGAAGCGGGGGCTTTGGCTGTCGCAGATGTTCTTGGAACTTTAATAAGAGAGTTGATAAGAAAAGGTGTTATCAACGGGACGGTAGCTTAAATGGCATTAGGAGCAGTAACAGCCACTTATGTTGGAGAGGCTGCTAATGGTAGCGCGGCATTAAAAGCTTTGCTCGATAGTGTTAACGTTGGGGCTGCAACAGCGGGAGCAGAAACAACATCGATTATAGTTATTCCAACGGGGCATAATGTTTCAGTTTGGAAATATGCAAGAGCTGCATCGTAAAATTTATTAACTTCTTAATTCTAATTTATTAATGGCAAACACCATCGGAGAAAAAGAATTAAAAACATCTTGGGACGAACTTACAGCGTCGGACTCTACTAAGGCAGTAGGGCACGCGCAGACTTTGGTTCCTGAAAAATCTTTTACTCCTGCTCGTGATGATGTGGGGATATAATGGATAAGACAGATAGATTATTAAAAACTTTAACTCCGAAAGTAGAAGTTAGAACTCCAATAGCGACAGATTTATTTCTTCCTAATCATTCAGGAGACCACTCCGCAGGACATACTGGGACGCCTGTAAATGATTTAGATATTGCGAATAAAAAATATGTCGACGATAATATTGGGACTCCTTATACTGATGCTGATGCTGTGGCTGCTATAAAAGGAGATGCTGATTGGAATGCTTCTAATTGGGATACTGCTTATGGTTGGGGAGACTGGAGTGGTGAGGGGTTTGTTAATGCTGCCGGGGCTGTTAGTGCTGTCGCTACTGCAGATAATTATTTAAAAAATGATGCCAACGATTCTACAAGCGGGACTATCACCGCCGCAGGCTTTACTTCTGCGGCAGGGCATTTAACTTTAACTTCGGGAAATATAACAGACGGAACAAATAGTTTAACCGTTGCTAATGCTAAGACGGCTTACGACCATTCACAAGATAACACGCAGGCACATTCGGATTATTTACTTAATTCAGGAGCAGACGTCGCAGTTGGTCCTTTAACAATAACAGCGGATAATTCAACAGCAGACCAAGCTTATGTTCCAATGGTTCTTTATAATACTGATGCAACTCCGCCAGCAGCCTCGGGCTTCCCGATAGGCACGATTTACATCCAGTATACTGCATAATGGCATCTCAGGGACCTAACAGCCCGGGAACAATGGCTGACGATGCTACTGTTGGAAGTGTTGCTTGGAATAACCCTAATAATGCAAAAGTTAGTGATAATGTTTATGCAATGATTGAATTAGGAGAAAGTGATTATATTTCTCATTATCTTAAAGCAACTAACTTTGGTTTTTCAATTCCAGAAGGAGCAACTATTGACGGTATTGTTGTAGAAATTGAAAGAAAAAAGACAGCAGATACACTTAATGACTCTTCTATTAAAATTATAAAATCAGACGGAAGTTTTGGAACAACAGATAAATCAATAGGAGCTGCTTGGTCTACTACAGAATCATATATATCTTATGGAGCAAATAATGATTTATGGGGTGAAAGTTGGACTGCTACAGATATTAATGATGCAAATTTTGGAGTTGGTATTAGTGCTTATTCTGACCAAGGAGATGCTTATATTGACCACATCCGAATTACAGTTTATTACACAGAAGCAGCAACGGGAACAAATTGCCAAGTTAATATCGGTGACGCTTGGAAAGAAGTGCCAGCTATGAAGATTAACATTGGCGATGTTTGGAAAGATGTCGCATCTGCTAAAATAAATATTGGCGATGCTTGGAAAACTATTTTTTAATTCTCCGTCGCTGATTTATTATAACTTCTCGGTAGTTAGAAAGATATATAAACCCTCACTCACTCACTCATCTATGAAAGAATTAAGATTAACTTTTACAGACCCCGAGTTTTCTAAATTAAAGAAAGCTAAGATGAGCTGCAATTATGCTTCTTGGCACGCTTTCGTTTTAGCGAGATGTGCAAAGGGTGTTTCAGTAAGGCATGAGAAAAATGTAGATGGGAGAAAACGAAAATGACAGAACTTAAAACTTTGAAAGATATAACTTGTTTAGCTGAATTTAATTCTATTTTTAATGGTAATTTTGTTCCAATAAAAGATTTAAAAGCCGAAGCTGTGAAATGGATAAAGAGATTTTTAACATACGACAAAAGAACTGAAAGATGGACACAGATAAGAAAATTAACTTTTTCAGATTGGATGAAATTCTTCAATCTTTCCGAGGGGGATTTAAAATGAAATCCCGAGCAGATATAATTAAAGCCCAAGAAAGTATTGGGAATGTTGAAATTAATAAAGAGAAATTTGATAACTTGCCTGATGATTGCTGTAAGGGTTGGATTTCTATTACAAATAAAGAAGATTATGAAGGTTATGATAGTGATATTTATTTTGCCCCACGCTCAGTCGTGCATCCGTCGTGTCAAAAGAAAAAAGATAATCATAGTCAGCAGGGTGAGGTTGCGATGCATAGTGTGAAACCCGACGGGGATTCTCCTACAACTGCTGACAAATAGCCAGAGGCACCTGCTATTGTTGAAAGGACATCTGGCTCGCATATTCAATCATCTAAAATTTTTGAAGATGTTATTAAGTTAATTGATGAACTTAGAGAAGATATGTCTAATGAAGAGGACGATTTAACAGGTTATGAACTTGGAGAAAATAATGTCAGAAAAGAAGTAATTGAAAAGTTATCAAAAATCAAAGAAAAATGGGGGAAGATTGAATAATGACATTTTTTAATGAATTAACTGGAGAGTTCATATTTGGTGGTTATATTGATTTTTGGAATAAAACAAAGGAGAACAAAGATGACAACTGAACAATTCGATTTAAGCAAGAAAATATTTAGAGTTGATGTTGGTAACAGCAGAGGAAAACATAGATTAGAAAAGAGAAGAAATTATATGAGTTACTCAAGGTTATATGTAAAAGATGTTAAAGAATTTATCCGAGAATTGAAAGAGGAGTTTTCTAAACCTGATTATTATAAATTGGTTGATATTATTAATAAAATTAATGAGAAAGCAGGAAAAGAACTCATCGAGGGGAGAAATGAATAAAGAAGAATCGCGTCAAACAATATGGAGACATAATAATCCTCTTAAAGTTAAAATTATTAATAAAAATAAACACTTAAAAGAAAAAACTAAATTTCCTGATAAGTTCCTTGCTTGGAAAAATGATTATATAAAAAAAGGAATAGAATGTCAGGTTTGTAAATCTAAAGAAGATTTAGAATTTCATCATACAAATTATAAAAAACACGAGGGTATAACTTTATGTCGTCGCTGTCATAGAAATCTTCATAATACAACAAAAAAGGGGGTGAAAAATGGGAACAATTAAAGACGAAGCAACAAGCTATAAGGCTAAATCAAGTGTCAGCAATATTTCCGAATTAAAAGAAATTGACACTGAATTGGTTTTGTTCGACGAGACAGAGTCAGAGTTTCCTTACAGATACATTGAAGTTGAAGGAACAAGATATAGAATGCCTGACTCAGTTCTTGCTAACTTGCAGGCTCTTCTTGCATCTAATCCTAACTTGAAAAAGTTTAAGGTTTCAAAGCAGGGAACAGGAATGAACACTAAATATATTGTTATTCCTTTGGGATAAGATGGAAGAACAAATCGTAAGAACTATCGTTGAAAAGCCAAACTCTTTAGAATTCGGTCCAGCGCAGAATAGATATAAGATTTATTTCGGCGAAGTGTCTGAGTTATTGCAGAAAGTTAAGGATTTAAGAAGTTTAGGTTTTGACGTGCCTATCACTGCTGGATTATAATTATTCAGCTTTTTTTATTTTATTTCTTTTATTTTTTCCCCTTCTGATGTTAATTTTGTTTCGTAGTCATTTAGGGCTATGTAAAGCATATCAATTTCATTTTTTAAATTATTTATCATTAACTCCATTCCTTTTACAATTTGAGCAATTTCAGTTAGTTTCATTTTACTTCTACTAATTTAGTTTCGTGGCAGATGTTGCATTCTCTCATCAATCCCCCTGGCGTAGAAGAAGCGTTGCTCCATTGATGTTCACAAACCTTATCTCCTACCATTTCTCCAAAATGTTTTCTAAGAAGTGTGTTAATTAATGCGCTGGCGTTTGATACTTTCTTTAGACTTTCATTTAAATCGTAGTCGAGTGTAATCATCTTTTGAACTTTCATAAAGAATATAAATATATATAGTTAATAAATCTTTGCTTATTGGGTATCTTGTTAATAATGAATATTGTATATCATAAGTTCTCTCATTAAAAATCTTTAAGCAGTATATCAACAACTAACGTAAGTTCCAAGAACTGCTCATCTAATTGCCTTTTATCTTCCGTTTACACTCAGACATAGTTGAACCCAGCCAACCACTAATATATACGGGTGAGGTCATAACACCACTGAGCTTCAAACAAACTCAGATTCTTCTTGCTCTTACAAAGCCAATGTTAAAAATACTAAGAACAAATAATATTTAAATGTTACTCTTTCAGTTATTATTCACTCGCCTTCGGCTCGTTAAATTTATTAACTTTCTTTACTTCGAAAAGCTATGCTTTTCGTTGTTCATCAGTAACAACATTTAGAGCTATAATATCTCGTTCATAATAACTGAAACCCCTACTTTCCCCTATTAACAAATGAGCGGAGCGTTAGCGCAGCGAATTCACCCCCCGCTCGCGTGTGCGTCTCGCTCCCCCCTCTTCGCTTAGCGCTGAGTCCCACAGGCGAAGCGCAATTCACCCCAGCGCGAGGAACGAGTGCGCTTAACCCCTCTTGCGCTACTGTTCCTCTATTACTAATCAACGAACGGAGCGTTAGCGGAGTGAGTTAATCGGCTCACCGACAAACTCCATAAGCAATCGCCCTCTCATTACCTACGTTTTCTATGGAACATCTATCATCGCCAGACACGGAGCGAACGAAGTGAGCGGAGTGTCCGATAGTTGAGCATTACATATATTTTTGGGTTATCCCCCGCGCCAAAATTTTAAAAAAAATTTTCTAAAAATATATAAACATATACACTTTAAACAAAGAGTGACTCAATCAATAACTTTTAAGAATGGACAAACCTTAACTCTTGACGAATGGCAAGAAGAAGTTTTAAAGACAAACGGAAAAGAGAACATAGCTCTAAGAGCAGGCCGTCAAGTTGGAAAATCAACGATTATTTCAATTCTCTCAGGAGATTTTGCAATAAAAAATCCTCACAGCTCAATAATGATAATCTCGGCAACAGAAAGACAAGCCTATCTTCTATTCTCAAAGGTTTTACTTTACCTAAGCGACAATTACGGAAAATACATGAAGTCAGGAAAAGACCGACCAACAAAAACAGAGATAAAGCTAAAGAATGGGAGCATAATCCGATGCTTGCCGACTGGATTGGATGGGTTGGGGATTAGAGGTTATACAATAAATCTTTTAATTGCTGATGAGGCTGCTTTCATTCCTGAGGCTGTCTGGCCTGCTGTTACTCCGATGCTATCAACAACGGGCGGTAAAATAATCCTTCTAAGCACGCCTTTTGGGAGAAGAGGCTATTTCTATGACTGCTTCAATAACGACAAGTTTCTTAAATGGCACATAAGTTCTGAAGCAGTCGCGGAAACAAGAGCAGAGCCTCAAAAGACAAACATGAAAGAGCATCAGGAAGAAGAAAAGAAACGAATGACTAAACTGCAATACGCTCAGGAATACTTGGGAGAATTCGTCGACGAACTAAGGCAGTTTTTCAGCGATGAATTAATTAAGAATTGTTGTAACTTGAAAAGACGACAAATTAACAGAGATGAATATCAATACTTGGGTTTCTTCTACGGACTGGACATTGCAAGAATGGGCGGGGATGAATGTGCTCACGAGATTCTTCAAAAGTTTTCAGATAAAAGAATAGAGCAAGTAGAAAACATTACTGAAAAATATGTTTTAACAACTCACACTTTTAATAAAATTCTTGAACTTGATAAAATCTTTCAAGCTAAAAAAATTGGAATTGATGCAGGCTCGGGCTCTCTTGGAGTTTCAATTCTTGATTTCTTATTAAGAGAGCCGTCGATGAGAACAAAAGTTGAAGCATTAAATAATCGTTCGATGAGTCTTGACAAATACGACAAAAGAAAGCGGACCCTGATGAAAGAAGATATGTATTTGGGAATGCTGGCAATGATGGAGAAAGGAATTTTGAAACTTCTCGACGATGATGATTTAATTGCCTCTCTTCGTTCCGTTCAATACGAATACATTCAGACAGCAAACGGAAGAACGCAGTTAAGAATTTTCGGAAATTACACTCACATCGCAGAGGGCTTAATCCGTGCTGCTTGGTTAGCAAATCAGAAAAGTTTAAATCTTCACTTCATCTCGATATAGCATGCAAAATAAAACGAAGTGGATAATTGGATTTCTAAGCGTTACTGGTTTAGCAGTTGCAATGGAATTATTTGCTGTCTTCGACGGGAGTGATGATACTTTGCCGTGGACGGTTTTAATTGTTGATAATATCCCTGCCTTCGTCGGTGTTCCAGTTATCGGAGCTTTCGCGATTTGGTTGGCTCATCATTTTTATTCAAATTATAAAAGAGTAGCGGAGAATAAAAAGAAACATGGCTGATACAGGAATTTTCGCAACTACTGCTCAGGTGCAAAGTTTCGTCCCTGCTTGGGCAAATGCAACTTACAACACAGAAGCATACATAAACACTTTTATCGCTTACTGGGAAGTTTATGCCTGTTTTATTGCTGGCTACGATTTAATCACAAACTACGCAACACTTCACGCGACAATGAAAAAGCTTTTAGGAATTTATGTCTCGTTAAGATGCGCGATAAACATCTGTGATAAAGATAACAGCGGAACACAGCAAAGAGTAGCAGAGTTTTTCACTGACTCGGCGATGGCTCAGGCTGAAAGAATAGAAAAGCAAATCAAAGATAATTTAAATTTTATTAAAAGTGGGAACTAATGGCAGAAACATTATTACCAGAAACTTTTAGAAAGAGTTCAGAGAAGATAGTTAGTTACAGCTGGGAAAGTTTTGCAGACAGAACAGGATATATTATTTTATATGGGGGAATGTTGGGGGAGACAACAGAGCAGGGAACAACCTCAACTAATAAATATATTTTATCACAAAATCAGTTTTTTTCATCTGATATAATTTTAGAAGCTTCTACGGGGGTTGTTTCAGGTGAAACCTTTGCAAAATATGAAACAGTTGAAAAAGATTTTGACCTTTCTCCATTTAAAATAACTACAACGTTGTATGGTAAGGGATTAATAAAAAATGGTTTTACTATAAAATCAAATAACTTAAACAGAAATATAAGAGTTAAATTAAAGTATATTCTAAAAAAGGTTAGTTCAGGAGTAGAAAGCGAAATATGTTCTAATTTTAGTGAAATGTTACAAACCACAAGTTTAAATTATGGGACGGCTGTCCAATTTGTATCTTTACAATTAGATGTCCCAAAAACCTTATTTAAAGTAGGCGATTTTTTAAGATTAACTGTTGAAGTATGGGCGTCAGAAGATACGGATTTGAATAATGTTGGAGGCATAAGAATAGGAACTGACCCTCAGAATAGAGATGATACTTATTTAACTCCGTCAACAAATAATACACATACGACACAATTAATATTTTATTGTCCTTTTGAAATACAAGAATAATGGCAAATCCTAACTTTTCAGCAACAACCACAGCAGGATTATTAACGGCAGTTCCCGATTATGTAGTTAATTCTAAAACAACAGACGGCGGTTATCCAAATGATGAAAACAGATGGATAAATCCTAACGCCTCGACTTACTACGGACATTATTACAACGTTGGAGAATACCGCGCAGCAATCAACGCCTTCGCTACTTGGGTTGTCGGACAGGGTTTTAACACTTTAACCGCGAGAGATAAAGTTATCTTAGAGCATATTACGGGCTGGGGAGAGGATACATTCCAGTCTATTATTTGGAATATGGAAGCTGTAAAGAAGTTCAACGGAGATGCCTACGCGGAGATAATCCGAGACGAAAAAAGCGGGACTCTGATTAATTTAAAAGTTCTCGACCCGCGAAGAATGACTCACATTACAAACAAGCAGGGAAGATTAACCGCTTATGAATATCAGCAGGGAGCAGGAGAGACAAAAAGATTTAAGCCAAACCAAATATTCCATTTATGCAACGATAGAATACTCGACGAGCCTCACGGAACAGCAGTCACTACGGCAGTAGAATGGGTTATGACTGCAATCGAAGAAGCAAGACGCGACTGGAGAAGATTAATGCACAGAAGTGCAGTAAGAATTATTTATGTTGATGAGTCCGACACAACAAGACAGCAAACATTAAAGAACGAGTTGGCGAATGGAATAAAGAACGGAGATATTATTTTAATTCCGTGCAAGCCAGAAGATGCGCAGGTTAAGGACTTAGAAGTTCCTGCTCCAGAAGCGTGGATTAGATACCTGGAATATTTAGAAGATAAGTTTTACAAAGCTCTTGGAGTTCCAAAAGTTGTTTTAGGCGGAACAGCAGAAAACACAGAAGCCAGCGCAAAGGTTGGAGTTATTGCCTACGAGCCGATATGGACGAGAGAGATTTCAGAATTAGAGTTTGACATCTGGAACCAATTAGGAATTAAGATTAAAATTAATAAACAGCCGTCACTTATGGATAACATGCAAACCGACGAAGCCGCTAACACAGGACAAACTAAATTACAATATCAGGGGAGCCAATGACTAAAAAAACAGCATTTCAAAAAAACAGAGACGAAATAATTTGGAATTTGATAAATTCCTTTTTAGTCGGAGTAATCTCTTTACTTTCTGCTCTTTCAGTTTCAGGGGAAATAAATTTAAGAGTTTGCTCGGTTGGAGCTATTGCTTTCGCTACGACAGCAGTAATTAAATTCGCTGAATATTGGAAATCGCAAGAGCCCGAGTATTCAAGTAAAATTCTATCAATAATCTAATGGTAACAAAAGTAAAAACTAAAAAAGAACAGGAAGCAGAAAAAAAGAAAAATGCAGAGTTATATCCGGGGATAGCAAACGCCAGTCAGATTAGCAAAAGAAATTCTTCGTCTGTTGGAGAAAAGGACAGATTGGAGTTAGCTCAGGCCCGTGCATCAAATGCAGGAATATCTTCAACATCAAATTTATATCCTAAGTTAGGAACAAGCGGGATAACTTCTACTGAAGAAGAACAGACGATAACTAATGCTGAACTTGAAAAGCAGAAAGCAGATGCATCACAGACAGCACTTCAAGAGATAAGTAAAGTTCCCATGATTGATGTTCCGACAGGGGTCGTAGACGAGTTCGGCAATCCAGTTACTACACAGCTGCCAGTTAATCAAGTTCAGACAGACGAAAAAGGAATTAATCCTT